GTCCTCGTCGTCCCCGTAGTCAATGATGATGCGGTGGGTGCCGGCCAGCTCCCCCAGCCGGTCCAGGTAGATGGCCCGCTGCGCCGGGGTCATGCGCCGGAGCGGGTCACTCTCGTCCGCGCCGGCCTCGAGCATCCCAGCGATGCGTGGACTCATGTCCGCCAGGCTCCAGTCGTGCGCCTGGATCTCCGCGAGCACCTCGGGCTCGATCGGGGGCCCTTCCCAGCCGCGCTCCTGCCACTCGTAGCCGCGCGTGAACCCGGAGCGGTAGCTGTTGGCGGCCAACGTGGCGGCGAAGGATGCCCACTGCTCCGGGGTGGCTCGCGGGTAGTAGACGCGGAACAGCTTCACCTCCTCCGCGAGCCGGCGCGGTGGTTCAGGTCCTTCGTGATAGCGCTGCAGGATGCGCTCCAGCAGGTGAAGTAGGGAGCGGCCGAGACGGGTCACCGCTTCCTCCGTTGCTTCGTGGAGCGGCGAGGTCGAATCGAAACGCCCTCTCCAGGTTGGGAACCCGGCGCATCGCCATCTATGCTTTCGCCGCGATTTGGATTCTGCACGCCGACCACCGGCTCCGTCAACTTCCCGGGTGGGTCTTTCCGCATTGCTTCCACCTTGCGCCGCATCTCCTCATCGAACGGGTACGCATACTTGTACCGAGGGGTGTTCTTCCGCTCCTTCACATCCATCCCACGGAAGTGCTCCCGAATCGTCTCGATCATCGACTGGCTCTTGCCACCGGCACGGCGCGCCGGACGGATCGCCTCCATGACCGTGCGGTTGTGGATCTCCACGCCACCCACGATGTAGTGCGTCAACGGATTGCTCACCCCGATGAAGATCCAGTTCCCGCCCTGGTAGATGCCGCCATGGTGACCCTGCTCAGGATCTGCAAACGACACGACTACCCTCAGCCCGGGGTTCTCCCGCTTCAGAATCTTCAGCGTGATGGCCACCACCCGCGTCACCGGCGTTTGGTGATCCCGCATCGCGATCCGAGTTAGCTCGCACACCTCTGCCTGCGTCACTCCGAACGGGCATCCGATCTGCGGGCCCGGTCCACGCGAGTAGATGACCACCCCAACAAAACGGTCATCTTCCCACACCCCGAACAGGATCTTCTTCCCACTCGGCAAGGTGCCGCTGTAGTGCCAATTCCGACACGCATAGCGAGCGGCATCCAACGACGCGGAGGCAATCTTCAGCTGCACTGGGTCCCCCGTTTCGGATACGGCTTGGCCAACTGCCGCACCGTCTCCCGCATCTGAGCATCCAACGGGTACACGTACCGGTACTTCGGTTCGTTGAACCGCACCTGAACGTCAGCCCCCTTGAAGTGCTCCACGAGAATCTCACGCGCCAGTCTGCGGTCACCACTCTTGCGGCGGGCCCGAATTGCCTCCGTCGCCGTCCGATGATGCAACTCCACCCCACCGACAACGTACTGAGACAACGCCGCGCTCGTCCCGTCGTGCACCCAGTTCCCGCCCTGGTAGATGCCACCGTGGTGCCCGTGTTCCGGGTCAGCGTACGACACCACCGCCCGCAGCCCGGGGTTCTCCCGCTTCAACAGACGCAACGCGATCGCCATGATCCGCGTCACCGGAGCAACGTGCTCCCGCAACGCGATTCGGGTTAGCTCGCACACCTCGGTCTGTTGCAACCCATACGGACACCCGATGTGGTTGTTCGCTCCCCGAGAGAAGATGACCACCCCAACGAACCGAGCATCCTCCCAAACGCCATACAGAATCTTTCGTCCGGCTGGCAACCGCTTACTGTAGTGCCAGTGCTCGCACGCATACCGGGCCGCCTCGAGCGACGCCCCGTCAACTCTTAGGTCGGAACTCGTACTCATGGCCGCACTTCGGACACGTCACCGTGTACGCCTTCAGAAGATCCAACCGCGGCTGCGTCCCTGCCGGATCGAACTGCCGAAGAAGCCGCGCCAAGTCCAGATCCCCAAACCCCGTTCCGATCAACCCACCCTGGTCCCGGGCGACTTCCTTCAAGACCGCGGCCAGTGCCTCGTCGTCGTAACCCGCCAAGTCGTTCGCCCGGTTGTCCACCATGAGAATCTTCAGCGCGCGTGCGTCATCCACGTCGATGAAGATCGCCGGAATCTTCCCCAGCCCCTTCTCCTTCGCCGCAATCCACCGGTGGTTGCCCGCGATGATGTACCCCGTCGACCGCTGCACCACCACCGCGCCATAGAACCGATTCTCGGTGATGCTCTCCTCGATGACCTTCAAGTTCCCCTTCCGGGCATTCCGCGGGTGCTGCTTCACCGAGTCGATGTCGACCACCGAGTATTCCTGACTGACCACCCCATCGATCGAAGGGGCAGATTTCGTAGGCTTCCTACCACCACCCCGTGACTTCACGGGCTTCTTGAGTTTCGCGGCCACGTTACCTCCCAGGATCTGACGAGACAGCCCAGACTCTACACCCACTGCCCCGGCTGAGTCAGCAGGAGCTTCGGCGCGTACACGCACGCCGGCTGCGGAAGCGGCACCGCCGGCCCCTGTGGCAACCAGAACCGGAGCGCCTCCAACTTCAAGCACTTCAGCGGCAGAGCTGCCGTGAGCACCACAATCCAGTCGCCGTGGTTGCGCCGCATCCACATCATCGGCTCGAGCCCGGATGCCTCCGCCGCGGCGCATGCCTGCCGCCACCACGTCCAGACCGGGCTCCGGCGGCCCGCCATGAACTCGCGCCAACTCCAGCTCTCCCGGCGCTTCACCTCCACGCAGAACGGGAACCGCGCGTCGTTGCACGCCAGGTCGCCGGCCACCTTGAACTCAGGCGCGTGGCTCCACCCACCACTCTGCGGCGTGCGCTTGAACACCACGTCCGGATTGAGCGCCGACCACCACTCTTGAAGCAGCGCCGCAACCTCGAGCTCGGCCTTCGCGCCCTTGCGCCGGCTGCGCTTGCCTACTGCTCGAGCGGCAGCTTTCCTTGCCGAGGATCGGGCTCTTCGCCGCTGAGCAGCTTCTTGAGCTTCTCCTTGGCGGCCTTCAGGTCGGCGCCCGTCTCCTTGTGCGCGTCGACCGCGCGGTCGACTGCGGCCTGGAGCTTGCGGGCCTTCTCCCACTTCTCGGCGCGCTCCGTGGCCGGGTCCTTCGCTTCCTGCTTCTTCGCCATGACGTCTCGGCTCCTTCCTGCGCAGCATCATGTCCCCCACTTCGGTGGCACGTCAACGTCCGTAGACCGGGGCTCTCCGCACTCCCGTAACGATTCCCCCAACTCCGCCGTCAACCGATCGAACCAGATCGACAATGACCCCCCTTCTACATCCACAGTTTCCCCCCACGTGCCCAGATTCAACTTGGTCTCGCCATCGAGCTTCTGAACCATAACCGACAACCGGTAGATAAATTTCATTTCGGCCACCCCGCCCGATGAATTGCTTCCTTGAACACGGCCAACTCGAGCTCGGCCTTTTCAGTCACCGCCCGCTGCGCCCGCGCCTGCTGCTCAGCCAGGTCCGTCTTGTGGTGCTGCTCCACCAGGATGAGCGCCCACATGCGCTGATGAAACTGCTGCTGGTTCATGCGACTTCGATCCTACTCCACGGGCCGCTCGCCGTGACCAGCAGCCGGCGCGGCAGTGCGTCCAGCGTCTCGCGGTCGTGCGCCACCACGAACGCCTGGCCGTACTCCGCCCCCACCATGCGCGTCAGGCTAGCCGCGAGCGCCCGGCGGTGGTGAGGATCGAGAGCCCCGAACGGCTCGTCAAGTACCAGCACGCCCCACGGGCACCCGCGTGCGCGCCGTAGCCAGCTCGCCGCCGACAACTGCAACGCGAGCCCGGCCAGGTCGTCCGCCGCCCCGCTAGAGCTGCTGCGTTCGACGTGGAACCGCTCGTCGCTCTTGTTGCCCCGCTGCTCACCGCACCGGGCGCACTCCTTCACCCGCGCCGACTTTGGGAACGCCTGACCGCATGCCGAACACGTGGTCTCGAGCACCTGCGTCTCCCGGCCCCACGCCAGCGTCAGCCGCAGGTCCACGCCGGCCGTCACCAGCCGCTCGTTCGCGCCGTGCTCCAGCACCACGCACGCCCGCTGCGCGATGACCCGCTGCACCCCCTTGCGCCCAAGCACGCGTTGCGCCAGCCGGTGCGCCTCCGCCACCGCGCGGGCGTCCTCCAGTGCCGCCGTCAGCTTCTCCACCCGGGGCTCCAGCTCCGCCCGCCGCCGCTGCGCGGCCTGGTAGTCCGCGAGCTGCCGGGCCGCGTCCGCCCCGCCCATTGGGATCTCGGGCTCGACCGGCCGGGGCCCGGGGTCCGGCGGGGGTTGCTTCGGCAGGGCCCGCTCCGCCGCCCCCGCCTCAGCCGCCAGCCGGTCCCTGCTGCGCGCCGCCTCCTGGTACGGGGCCAGGGCCCCCCGGGCCTTAGCCAGCGCATCCTGGGCCAGCCTGGCCGCCGCGCGGGCCTTCTCGTGCCGGGCGCAGGCTTCCGTCCGCCCCGCGTTGATCCGGTCCTTGGCCGGGCAGTCGATTCCGGCCACCGGGCACGCTCCGTCAAACTGGCCCGCCGCCACCGTCCGGGCGTTCCGCTCCTCCTCGTTGGCAATCACCACCAACGCCGCCCGCTCGTCCGCCTCCCGCTGGCACCACCCCACCACGTTGGCGCCCAGCAGCTCCCGGTTCACTCGTGCGAACGACTCGAGCGCCTCCCGCTGCTTCGCCACACGTTCCTGCGCCAACCGGTACTGCTCGCACCGCTGCTGCGCCAGCCTCCACTCGCCGTCCAGCTTCGCGTGCTGCACCCGCTGCTCCTGCGCCGCCTGGTAGTCCGCGAGCTCACCCTCGAGCCGCGTAACCTCCGCTGCCAGAGACTCCGCGAGCGGCTCCACCGAGAGCGTCGCCTGCGCTGTGTTCAGCTCCACCGCGAGCCGCTCCAGGTCCTGCTCCGCCTTCGTAGCGCCGGCCGCCGCCAGCGCCGCCGCCTTCTCCACCCGCGCCATGTCGAGCCACCCGTTGATGGCCGCCGTCACGTCCGCCGGGTCGTCGGTGACGAGCTTGTCCATCTGCTTCTGCCGTACGAAGCACGTGGCCTTCAGGTCCTTCTTGCCCATGCCGATGCGCCGGTACAGCTCATCCTGCGCCGCGTCCCCCGTCCACTTCGTCTCGGTGTCCCCGTCCGGCAGACAAAGCGTCAGCTTCGACTGCTTGCGCGCCACGTCGCGGTCTCGCGCCAGGAACACGCCGTCGTCGAACTCCAGCTCCACGCTCATGTCCGGCTCGCCGTGGCTCACCACTCCGTCGAGCGTCGCGTCCGCCGGCACGTCGCCGGTCAGCCCGTACCACACCGCCTCGATGAAGCTCGTCTTGCCCAGCCAGTTGCTCCGCTCCGGGTCTTCCTCCGCGCGCGCCACCAGCGCGTACACCCCGCCGGTCAGCTCCACCTCGTGCTCGCCCTTGTAGCGCTTCCAGTTGCGCAGCCGTACGCCCATCAGGATCACAGCCCCACCTCCGATAGATAGCGATCCACCAACGCCGCCGCCCCGAGCTTCACGCCCGCGTCCACCCGGGCGGCTTCGATCAACTCGAGCGCCACCTTGCGTGCCTGCGCCGCCCCGCCGCTGAACGCCGCCGCGGCCTGCTCCACCTGCTCCCGTGGCAGCTCCGAGTCCACCGCGGCGTGCGGGAGCACCACCACCTTCACCGCGCCGGCCGCCTTCAGCTCCTCCACCACCTTCGCCACTGCGGCATCAGTGGAGTCCCCCGGCGGCTCGTACCAGACGATGGCACCGTGCGCGTCCAGCTCTCCGTGTTGGGCCTTCCACAACTGGGAAGCACCGTCGATGACCAGAAGGCGCCGAGCCTCCACCGGCACCGCCCGCACCCGCCGGGGCTCGCTCGCCCGCGTCTCGCTCCGTCTCTTCAGTGCCACCGCTACACCTCCACGACCAGGAACGCCGGCGAGTTGTCCCGCTCGCCCCGGGTCAGCCGCGCGAGACTCCCCACGCACTGCACCTCGAGCCCGTCCTCCAGCACCGTCTGCCGCTTGTGGTAGTGGCCATTGAGCACCGTCACCGGCACCCCCAACAACTGCAGCTCCCGCGCCGGAAGGAACACCTCGCGCCCACGCGCCATGTCCGCCGACTCGCTGCCCGGCTGCGCCGCGTGCAGCGACAGATGGCTCAGCACCACGAGCGGGCGCTTACCACAGTTGGCGCGCACGAACTCGCCCGGGTCGTACGGCGCCACCCGCGACGTGCAAGGCAGCCCCACCACGTCCACTCCGGCGATGTCGAACTTCATCGGCCCGTCGATCACTTCTTCGATGAACGCCGTGAGCGGCAGCAACGTGCTCGACCCACACCCGTCCTCCACCACATCATGGTTGCCCACCAGCCACAGCGACTGCACCCGAGTGCGATTGGAATGTACCAACTCCAACTGCTGAACCACCCACTGCCCGAACCGCACCGCACGCCACGCCCGTGGGCTCTCCGGGTTGCACAGGTCACCGAGGAACGCGAACAGGTCCACGTCCGGTTGCACCGCTGCTTCGACAACCGTTGCCACCGCGGCCGCTACCTCATCGAAGCGCTCCACGCCGGCCGTCACCGCGTCGAGATGCCAGTCACCACTACAGACAATCTTCATGGCTTCACCACCCCAATCATGAACACCTGCCGGCCCACTTGTGGCGGGATGTCCGGCAACAACGCCCGCGCCTCCACTCGAACCGTCGTCAGCTTCACCGGCCACCTCTTGAGCGCCCACCGTGGGAACCACCGCGCCTTGAACGCTTCCCACCACGTCGCCGGATACTCGACCACGTGGAACGCCGGCCGCGTCGCCGTGATCTCTGCCACCAAGCGCAGAACCATTTCTTGCATCACCGACTCGACATACTCCCACTGGAAGAGCCCCTCGTTCAGTCCCGCCCGACTGATGACGGACTCAATCACTAGACGGAACCGTTCCCCCTCCAGCTCCCGCGTCACAGGACGGAAGTCGATCACGACACCACCGTCCCGCGGCACTTCCGCTCCAGCTCCACCATCAACCCCGGGTCTCCGCGCAGCTTCTTCACAAGCTGCTCCTCCCCCTGCGCCAGCGCCTCGCCCGTGTCCGCGCGTGCGATCCACGAGCCCTTCACCAAGAGCACCTCGAGCGCAACGGCCAGCGCCGCCACGTCCCGTGCTCGGTCGAACCCCGCCGCCACCTGCGTGCCGTTGCTCGTATGGAAGTACGCATACTGCGACTCCTCCGACTTGCCGCTCACCTTCGTCTTGTAGATGGCCAGGTCGTGCCGCTCGCCCACCACCACGTGCTCGTCGCCCGCCTTCACCCGCACGTACTCGCGCGTGATGCGGATCACCTGACTGGCCATGAAGAACGGAGCCACCCCGCCGCCCACCTTGTACTCCTTCCAATCGTCCGTGATGATTCGGAACCCACTGCCCTCGGGCTCCTTCTTCGTCTCGCGTCCGATGAGCAGCAGCGCGCAGCGGGTGTCCGCGAACAGCGGCACGCACTCGTCCATCCACGCGCTCAAGAGCGCCGCCTTCATCTGCGCCGCGCGCCCGCCGAAACCATCCACCCCCTTCGCCCCCTTGCCGAAACGGCCCCGCCGTTCCTCGCCGTCCGCCTTCTGCGCCTTGCGCAGCTCGTCCATGATGTTCTTCGGCACGAGCCCGCGCAGACTATCCACCGCCACCAGCGCCGTCGTGTCCGGCGGCAGCTCACCCTTGATGCGCGCGTCCGCCACGTTCTCGCACAGCGACCGGATCGAATCGCGCGCGCTCTCGAACGTCGTCACCGGCAACGCCACGAACCCCGGACTGCTCGCGGCCTCGCCCATCATCTCCCGCACCCAGCCTGCCGGGGTGCTGCGCTCCGCGTCTGCGAACGCCGCGTAGTGTCCGCGCTCGAGGAACGACCGCATCAGCGCGAGCTCAAAGCACGATTTCCCCTCGTTGGAAGGCCCGTGCACCAGCGCGATACGGCTGATGGGATGGCCGCCGATCCGGTTCATCACGTCGTACGCCGGCATACACGTCGGGACGGCTTCCACTTCGCGGATGACCTCCGCCTGGGGCCGCCACCCGCGGAACCGCTCCGCCACCTTGCCGAGCGCCTTGAGCCGCTTGCCGTTGTCCTTCGCCGCTACCTGCACGCTCTGAACCTTCTTCCGCAACGCCATCTGACTCCTCCAACCCCCATCATGCCGCGGGGCGCTCCGGACTCGGCCCGAAGCGCCCCGCTTGCTCACTCACCATGGAAGACGATCGTTACCCTGGCCGCACTTCGTCACTCACCCTCGTCTTCCTGCACCTCGCGCGCCTTGCGCGCCTTACCCGGAACAGTGGGCGCAGCGCCCCGGGCGGAAGGCTTGGCCGGCGCGGGCGGGGCCCCGCGGCGTGCCATGGGGCGGGCCGCCGGCTTCGGAGCGGACTT